GAAGTCGGGCACTACGGGCGGGACACATTCGCGACACGTGCATGGGGATTCCAGAGGAATAGGCGCAGTGGCAATCATCCGGCAGTCATCCGGCAATCTGGCAATCTGGCGCGGGGTGGCAACGGGTTCCATGTGGCCAAGTGTAGCGGATGGGCCACGGGTGGTCAAGCGACTGCAGTGGCGAATCGGCAAGGCGTGGCGCGGGGCCCGGTGGCGCGGTAGGATGCGGGGCGCATGACCAAAAAGAACGGCACAAACGGCAAGCCAAAGAGGATCGGGCGACCGCCTGAGCCGGTGCCGCAAGCGTTCGCTGACGAGGTGGTCGAGTGGATCGCCTCTGGAGGCATGCTGCGCGAGTATTGCCGGCAGCCGGGGAAGCCTGCTCGGCAGACGATCGACCTGTGGCGGGACAAGGATCCAATCTTCGCTGGCCGCGTCGGGCGCGCGCGCGACCAAGGGTTCGACGTGATTGCCGAAGACTGCCTCAACATCGCTGACTCCAACGGCCAGGACACGCGGGTCACCGACAAGGGCGACGAGGTGACCGACGGCGACGTGATCCAGAGATCGAAGCTGCGCGTCGAGACCCGCCTGAAGCTGCTCGCGTGCTGGGATCCGCGGCGCTACGGCAGCAAGGTGCAACTCGGCGGCGACGGCGGCGCACCGATCAAGATCGCCGCGACCGGCCCAACCGTGCCACCAACCCGCGACCTGCTGACAGGCATCCGACGGCTGGCAGGCATGGCTGAAGAGTTGATGCCGGATGATGAGGAGTGATGGACGTAGCCTGGGGCGTCGCTGTGGCCGTCGCCATGGTCTTGACGACCATCGCGATTGTGAGCATCGAACGCGCCAAGGAATACGAGTGAGTCTCTCGACGGATGACGAAGCCGGCTGACCGCGAGGCCGAAGCGCGCGAACGCATCCTGCGCGAGTTCGAGTCCGTGTGCCCAGGCATCATCGGAAACCCCTACATCCCGCACTGGCCAACGCCGCCACAGCAACTCTTCCTCGGCGCACACCTGCGCAAGCGCACGACGCAGCGCGTGTTCGAGTGCTTGTATGGCGGCGCGGCCGGTGGTGGCAAGTTGCTGTATGCTGGTGAGATGATCCCAACACCAAGTGGCTTCCGTTCGCTTCTAAGTCTCAGTGTCGGTGATGTCGTTTTCGGCCGAGACGGACTACAGCATGAGATCCAGGGCGAGTCGGAGTTGATCACGGCTCCCGCATACCGTCTACGGTTCGACGATGGTGCTGAGTTGATCGCCCACGATGACCATCGATGGTTGACCTTCGACTCTGTTGAGATGGCGAGCCTGACGAGGAGATCCGAAGGATGGCGTGAGCAACGTCGGCATAAGCGAGTGAGTGAGGTTGGTGGACAGAAGTCGAAGGCGTTCACGGCGATGATTGTTGCTCGAAACAGACTCATGATCGGCCGAGGATCTCTTCCTCCGACCGGTTCGGTTCGGACTACGTCGGAGATTGTCAAGACCATCAGAACGAGGTCTGGCCGAACCAATCACGCAATACCTGTCGCCGATCCGTTGGAGCTAGTGGCTCGAGTTCTTCCGATCGACCCATACGTTTTAGGCCTTTGGTTGGGTGATGGGACAACCGTTACCGGTGCGATCACGACGATGGACCATGAGATCGTGGCGGCTATCGAAGCTGCCGGATACCCGATCACCCACGTCTCACAGAAACCAAACAACCGTGCTGCTACGTATCGGTCACCCGTCTTGTATAAGGCGCTGCGATCGGAAGGGCTGATCGGAAACAAGCATGTCCCCAACGACTACCTGTGGACCTCGAAGGAACAGCGACTCGCGTTGCTGTGTGGATTGATGGATACGGACGGGTGCACCGACTCCCGTGGAATGGTTGAGTTCGGGAACACAAACAAAAACCTGGTTGATTCGGTTGCGCACTTGCTCCGATCACTCGGCCACAAGGTGACGGTCCGGGAGACCGTGGCGAAGCTCAATGGACGAGTGGTAGGGCCTTTTTGGCGTATCCATCTTGTGTGCCACATGCCGGTCTTCCGGCTACCGAGGAAGCTGGCTCGGCAACGATTGTCGACCAGGCGTACGACGAGGTTCCGATTCATCGTTTCCGCAGAACGGGTAGGACCTGTGCAGATGAAGTGCTTGAGCGTCTCGTCGCCAGATCACCTGTTCTTGGCTGGAGAGCATATGATCCCAACACACAACAGCGATGCGATACTGTCGGCGTCGGCTCAATACGCATGGAAGCACGGCGAGTTTGCGTGCATCTGTTTCCGCCGCACGTTCATGGACCTCGCGCTACCCGGCGCCCTCATGGACCGCGCGCTCGAATGGTGGGGCGGACGCGATGACGTCCACTGGTCGGCGGCAACGAAGACGTTCACCTTCGCCTCGGGCGCGAGGGTCGCGTTCGGTTACCTGCAGCATGACATGGACCACCTGCGCTACAAGGGCGCAGAGTTCCATCAAACCAACTGGGACGAGCTGACCGACTTTCCGCTCGAATCCCAATACGCCTACGTCGGTCTGTCGCGCGTTCGTCGCGCCGCGAAGAGCACGGTTCCGCTGCGAACGCTGTCCGCATCGAACCCAGGCGGGCCAGGGCACACGTGGGTAAAGGCACGGTTCATCGGCGACCCCGAGGCCGGCGTGAAGGCACCGAACCTCTACATCCCCGCGCGCATCCGCGACAATCCGCACATCGACCAAGACGCATACGAGGAGGGTCTGATGCACCTGCACCCGACCACTCGCGCGCAACTGCTCGACGGTGATTGGCGAGCGCGCGATCCCGGCGACTACTTCCGCGCCGAGTGGTTCGGGCCGCTGCTTGACCCTGCAACCGACATGTGGCCCGACGCCGATTGTATCCGAATCCGGTGGTGGGACCTGGCTGCGAGTGAGAAGGAAGGCGCCAAGTTCACATCTGGCGTGCGCATGGCGAGGCACCGCATGGGCGTTCGCGCCATCGAGCACTGCAGGTCGTTCCAGGCGACACCGGGCAAGCGTGATGACCTCATCGTGCAGACGGCGCAGGCCGACGGGTTTGGCGTCATCGTCGGCATCGAGATCGAGGGCGGCAGCGGTGGACCTGCGCAGTTCGAGGCGCTGTCGAAGCGGCTGCGCGAGAAGGGCTATCGCGTCGTCGGCGCGCGGCCTCGCGTCGGTGGTGTCGACCTCACCGACCGCGAGAAGGCGACGATGATCCGCCAGCCGGTGAAACAGGGCGGCAAGGCTGGGCGCGCGGACCCTGTTGCATCATGTCTCGAGCGCGGCTACCAGCGCCGTGGCGAATGCCCCAACACCGGCGGGCTGTGGTGGGGTGTGGACCGAGACAAGGCGGTGACCGGTCAGCGGGATGGCCTGCGGCTGTTCCATGGCGCGTGGACGCAGGCGTATCTCGACATCCTGGAAGGGTTCCCCGACGGCGCGACTTGCGACGAGGTGGACGCAACCAGCGGCGGATGGGCCTACCTCGAAGCGCACCCGTTCGGATTCAACGTACCACCGCGAGAGCTCAAGAAGCCGCACCAAGGCAACGAGCACACCATGCATCCTGCGGATAGGCACCGAAGCAAGGATGGCGACAAGGACAAGGCGGGAAGGTGGCGGCCTTGAACCTCGGCGCATGGCGAAATTGGATGCGCGGTGAACACTGCATCGTCGTCGGTTGTGGGCCATCGGCTCAACAACTTGGTATCGACTACCGCGCGCACTGGACGATCGGCTGCAACCGCGCGCTGACGTTCTGTGAGGCAGACTTCGCGGTGTGCGTCGAACCCTACCGAGACCGCGACATCTGGCGCGTGGTCACCGAGTCGCGCCCGCTAGTAGTGTTCACACACTTGCTAGCAGATGACCAGATCGGCCACCGCGCGCACCCGCGCATGGTGGTCATCGATACCCACGACGTGCAGACGTGGCTGACGCCTGGCGAGATCGATTCCCCGCCGCTGCGGCTGTGCCAGTCGCCGTTCTTCGCTACGGCGATTGCGATGCACCTTGGATTCGGCACAATCGGGCTCGTTGGTGTGGACTACACTGAGGACCGATACCCTGACGTGAGCATGGAAACCGAACGATGGCGCAGACTTGACGAGATCGCGACGGGTATGGGCTCAGTGATCTGCAACCTCAACCCGGCGTCGAGGCTGTCTAGCATCCAGTCTGCTGACCGAAGCGTGATCCACCACAAGTGATTCGCGTCTTCGTAGGCACCGATCCGCAGCAGGCCGTCGCCGAACGTGCGCTCGCTGCCAGCATCCTTCGCAACACGCCTGGCGATGTGTCCATTACGTGGATGCGCCAAGGCGACAACGGATGGGACTGGGGTGGCCGTGCTGCCGGATGGGCGACGCCGTTCTCGATGTTCCGATGGTATGTGCCACAGACGTGCAACTACGAAGGTCGCGCCATCTATCTCGATGCCGACATGCTGGTTCTCGCCGACCTGCGCGAACTGTGGGAGTGGGAACTTCCGACGGATGCACCGGGCGCCTACTGCGGAAGGGACCCGCGCAAGGCCGACGTCATCCTCTGGCAGTGCGGCAACGCCGGCCGGTGGGACCGCGAGCAATACGAAGGGCGACACGCTCTTGTCCGCGACCTTGGCGGCGAAGCGCTGCGTTGGCACAAGCTGCCGCCAGAGTGGGACCACTGCGACAAGATGGGACCGAATACGAAGATACTTCACTTCACCAAGCTATCCATGCAACCGCACAAGCCATACCCAGACATGTATCCCTATGACCAACCCCACACCGACCCCGCAGCCTGCGAACTCTTCTGGAAATACGCTGTCGCTGGAGAAGCGCCGACGGATTGAGATAGGACGCTACTACGAGGCACACAACGACCCGCGCTACTCGATGAAGGAGTGGAGGCAGGACATCCTCCGAGACTGGCTTCGTCAGTTCCCGAGCGCGTCCTACCTCGACGTCGGATGTGGCAAGGCCGAATCGTTGCGCATCGCGAGGGGGATAGGTTTGAAGTCGCGAGGCTGCGACGTCGTCGACTACCTATGTGGCGAGGACAACATCGACCACATCATGGGGGCGCACAGCCTACCATACGCTGGCCGATCGTTCGACTTGGTGACGTGCAACGACGTCATGGAGCACATCCTAGAAGACGATGTCCCTGGCGTGCTGCGCGAGATTCGTCGCGTCGCGGGGTTGGCTATCCTGCTCGGAATCAGCAGGAAGCCAGGTCCGCTACACGTGACGATCAAGTCAGAGGAATGGTGGTTACATCAGGTCGAGGACATGGACGGATTCCAGAGTGTCCGGTTCAGAGATCGCATTCCGAAAGTGAAGCAGCCCTACGTCTGGATTGAAATCCTATGCGGGTGATCCTCTACACGCCTGACTACAACTCGCCGGGTAGCTGTGGCCACTTGGCGACGTTGGCTATGAGTGAGGGACTTACAAAACTCGGCATCGAGCACGACGTGCGGCGCACGAGACACTGGGATAGGGACGGCAACGAACTTGCCGACGTGTGCATCGTCAACGGATGGTGGAAGGCATTCATCGAGAACCGACACATCACCAATCGAAACGTGGTGATTCGTGCGCAGCAGGCCGCCGGAAAACCGCCTTGGTGCATCGAGCGGGCGTTTCTTCTCGACCGCGAGGTGTATTCGGCGATCAGCATCGGAGGGTTCTGTAGCAATGGCGGCAACTTCCGCGCTGATGGGATGCCGTCGGATCGGTGGAAGTCCTTCGGGCTCGAGCTCGAGACGTGGAAGACTGGCGGCAATCACATCTTGCTCGCAGCGCAGGTGCCGTGGGATGCGCAGGTGCAGGGCAACCATGGCGCATGGATCGAAGCCACCGTCCGCGAGCTGCGGCAGCACACCGATCGCGAGATCCTGTTCCGTGGGCACCCGAAGGCGTGGCGACAGGGGAACCCCTACGGCGCGCTTAGCCGTGAGACGCTGGATGAGATGCGGCTATCGGTGCCGATTCACCAATCGCCGGATACGACATTCGAAGCAGACATCGTCGGGGCGCATGCCGTGGTCTGCTACAACAGCAACGTGGCGACGCTGGCGACCGTGGCGGGCTATCCGGTGTTCACCGGGGCACCATGCCTGGCGGACCCCATCGCATGCCGTGACCTGTCGCTGATCGAGACCCCGCCGCAGCGGGACCGCGACCAGTGGGCGTGGGATCTGGCGTATCGGCAGTGGCACGTCGATGAGTTCCGCGAGGCAAAACCATGGCTGCACTTGACGAGGTAGCGATCCTGTCGACCTGGGCGCCAGCCGACGAGGCGACGTCCGGCCGGCTGTTCCGCGAGGGTGTCGCCAAGCACTGGGGCGGCTTCCGCTTCGTGGGCGAGGACGAGATCCTGATGGACGCTGCCGTGCGAGCCTTCCGCGAGCGCGAGGCGGACGAGCACACCAGCAACCGGGCCGACCTCCACCGCGGCGTCCTCAAGTGGTCGTGGAAGGTGTTCGCGCTGACGGCGCCGCCCATCCCCGAAGACGGCTGGCTGGTGTGGATCGACGGCGACGTCGAGTTCCTGGCGACCCCAACGCCTGACTTCCTGCGCTCCGCCATGCCAGAGTGGGCCGACGTGGCATTCCTGGGGCGACCCTGGGCCTACGCCTCCGAGACCGGGTTCATGGCCTACCATGTCCGCCGGCCGAAGGTGTGCGACCTGCTCGCCAAGATGCGCGAGACCTACCTCGGCGGCAAGTTCCGCCAACTCGCCGAGTGGGGTGACGCCGGAGTGTTCGACGCCTGCCGGCAGGGAATGGGCCTACGCGAGCATGACCTGTCGGAGCACTGTCCCGAGGGGGACTTGCACGTGTGGCCGCAGACGATCTTGGGGGCGTTCATGCGGCACAACAAGGGACCACAGCGGAAGCGCGATGCCTATGGGTGCGCGGAATCCGGACACATTCGGTAGACTGCCGCCGCGATGGCACAAGAACTCCGCCTGCGGAACCAGTCTCAGCAGCTCTACGTCCGGGCGTTGTCATCGGCCTACCGAAACAACGTCCAACTCTTCGACCCGTCGGTCTGGTTACTGCGCGACCCGGATGCCGAAGAGTCGATGTTGCGGGACGCCGACATTGCTCACGCGGTCGGCTACCGGCGCCACCTGATCGCCGGTCGGCAGTGGGCACTCACCCCTCGCCATGACGGCAACGACGGCGGTGACCTTGCGGTAGAGGTGGGCACCGAATTGCTCGGATGCATCCGCCACTTCACCCAGGCGCGGCTCAACCTGGCGCGTGCCTTCTTCAGCGGCAGTCGGTTCGCTCGCATCCACGGCACGCCGCGGGTGATGTCGATCGGCGACGGCCGGCCGCGCACGTGGTGGGTTCCGGTGCGCCTCGAGGACTGCGACAAGAGGATGTTCCGCGTGGTGCCGAAGATCGACGGCAAGAAGATTCACGCGCACTGGGAGCGGTGGAACATCGCGTCGCAGGACTGGGAGGTTGAGACTATCGCCGATTCGGTGGCGACCATTCGCCACGTCTACCAAGACGACCAGGCGACGCTGGGCCACGGTCGCGCACTGCGCGAGGCCCTCGGCTGGTGGTGGTACGCAAAGGAGCATGTTTTCCAGGAATCGTTGCAGGCTGTTGAGCGGTTCGCGCAGGGGATCATCGCGGCGAAGGTCGACGGGATCCGCGACGCCGAGACCGGGCTACCGAACGCTGAATTGATCGCAGACTGGACCGACGTGCTAACTGACTTGCGTTCGCGGCATGTGCTGGTGTTCGACAAGTCGGACGATGTCGAGATCATCAGCGGTAACTCGGAGGGCTATCAGCTGCTGAAGGACATCCGCGGTGAACTTCGCTCGACGATCTTCACGCTGGTCCTCGGCGCAAACCTGACGACCGGTGCATCCGAGGGCGGCAGCTACGCGCTCGCCGAGATCCAGGAGAACAGCACCGAGGCACTGATCCAATACGACCGCGAGACGTTGCAGGAAACGCTGACCGACGATCTGATCGGATGCGTGTGGCATCGGAATCATGCCAACCTCGTCGAGCTTGGCATCGTCGAAGAGAAGCCCAGGTTCAACATCACGCAAGAGAAGAGGCAGGATCCGAAGGAGCGCGCGGAAGTGGCATCGGTGCTGAACGCCATGGGCGTCGCGTTGAGTGCCACCGACGTCTACGAGCAGACGGGATTCCGCAAGCCAGAGGGTGACGAGGAGGTCATCGCGGGGCGCGTCGAGCCTTCGCCATTGGCGGCGATGGGGTTCCAGCTCGGCGCTGGTGGCGACCAGTTCGGTGCTGGGGTATCCGCATGATCGACCTGGACCGATGGCTGGAATCGCTGTCGGGGCGGCATGCTCGGCACTACACATCGGCCGTCCATGACATGGTCGTCGCAATGGCGCGCGGTAACAGGTACGGCGTTGTTGATGCGCGAACGAAGCTGGAGCGCGTCATCACCGACACGATGGCGATGGCCGAGATCGTCGGGGCCTCGATGGCGCTGCGCAGTGCAGCGGCGGTGTTCGCAGGCGGACAGTTTCGCAAGGTGGACGATGCTGCGCACTGCCTGCGGTTCTCGACGTCAACCACTCAGGACATCCTCCCGCGCGTTACGTTCGACGAGGCCGTGCAGGACATGATCGACCGCACGCCGGTGACAATCCGCGACGCCGCGCAGCGGACCGCGCGACGCATCTCGCAGATCTACAGCGAGGGGCATATGGTCGCGTTCGTGCGGTCGGCGGAACAGGCCGTGACTGAACGGGTGCGCGACCTGATCGCGGCAGCGATTCGTGACGGCACCGAGGAGATCGGCGTCGGTCGCATGATCCGCACCAGCGTCGAAAAGATCCGAACGGCAACCGCGGCGTGGTCCGAGGGCTACTCGCGGATGGCGTTCAGAACGAACCTCAACACGGCGGTGACCGCTGGCAGGTTCCGACAGGCGCAAGACCCCGACATCAAGGCAGTGATGCCGTGCTTTCAGTTCCACGCCGTGGGCGACGATGACACGCGTGACAACCAT